TGTGGCAGTATCTTCTTTAATCTCCACGGATATATTTCGTCTTTGTATTGTATAATATGTTTTAGATGGTTTTTTAGGTTTCTTCACACTGAACGGCTCAGAGTAATGTGAAGACCATTCCTTTTGATACTCTTCCCATATTTTAAGTTCTCTTTTCCAATTATCGAGCTTTTCTTTGTATAATTCATCATAAACTTGTTTATTTTCTTTGTCCTTATCGTTCATATCTTTTCCTGAAGATTTTGGCTTATATCCAAGAACAGACCTTGTATAATAATTTCTGAGACTGTATTTCAATACATTTTTCATAAAATTATATATGTTATCTGTATCTCGATAGTTTTTTATGTGATTACACATCACAATATATCCCTGTGAATATAAATCATTCTTAATAGATGAAGACTCTTTCTGATATTCTTTATTTACAACATCAAAAATAACTTTAACATTACTGTTTATGATTTCTTTCTGTTCATCTGTAACATTTGGCATTAAATCTAATAAATCTTTCATTCACAATCTCCCTTCACATGTTTAAAACACATTTTTGTATTGAATACACATCTGCGATATCTTCAACCCAACTACCTTTCTTATATGGATATCCCCTCACAACAAATTCCGCCAACACTTCTCTCAATTCTGAATTTAACATGACATTATATATAATATCCTTAGTTGCATTCCCCTTTCCTGTAACATGCTTTTTCCAATCACTTGGTGCGATAACATTTATTTGATGTCCTTTCACTGTAATTGGATACTTCAATAACGCACAGAACTCACCAATGCTGAAAGTTAAACCCTTACTGGCATACGAGTACCCCTCGATATATATAATTGTATCAGAATTCAAATATGGTTCAATTTCATTGAATATTGTTTCAGATACATGAATATATCTCACAAAATCATCAACCTTCTCATATTTCTTATCCTGTTTCACGATTTTAACATGAAAATCATTACATTTAAACTCTAAATCTTTTTTAACTTTATTTGTATAGCTATACAAATAGGTCTCCTTAGTATCAAAATTATAAATGCTCACCCCAGTCGATTGAATACTTGCATCAAGACAGATTAAATTTTTCATATTGAACTCCATAAATAATTAGAAAGACATAACTATTTATGATTTTTAAAATTTATTCAATCTTGATTTTCTTCTAATTTTTTAAGTTGAATCATCCTGTCTTTGAGGTCTTTCAGTTCCAGTTGTAACCTCTTCATCAGATACATTGATGAAGAATATGACATTTCCAGTTTCGCAACATCTTTTTCCAGAGTTTTTCCAATACATTTAGTTGCCTCCAATTCAGTTAGGGTATCAAAAAAAGAAGTTATTATTTTCAGTTTTTTCTCATATATTTTGATTAATATATTACATTCATCTATATTTGCATCCAGAAGACATTCTTTTTTTGTTGCATATCCCAACGAATGAGGTTTTTCACCCTTATAATTATGTGGTTCATAGAACCAAGGATTTTTACCGTTATTGGTATCGGGATAATAAAAAGATTTATTCAATGTTTTCCGATAATCGAAAACTACAAATTTTTTATATTCAGTTTCTATCAAGTCGCCTCATAAAAAAAGCAGTAACAAAACATATTATACGCATATTTTTGATATATTCAATTGGAAAAATGAATTAGTTTTAAAGATTGTATTTTTTCTTCAATAAAACCTTGTTTTCTCTGATTTCACCGACCTTTGCAATATGAACAAAAACATTTTTGCACTCTTCTGCTTTCTGGTCGTGTTCTGGTGATATTATTTTGATTAAATTCCATTCTTTTAAAAGATGTATGATTTTATATAATCTTTTTTCATCATCTTCATCGAATGTACAGTCCCGACCATCTAAAGCAAACAGATGTTTGAAGTGAACTATGTAATATTTACTTTTCTTGTGTAAAATATGTGCTGTCTGATATAATACACTGCTTTTTAATACACCAACTCTTGTGAGGGTCTCTCTTATTATCTGAAAAGGCTGTATTAATTCGATTTCAACAAGTTCATTTACAATTTGGTCTAATTGTTCTCTTGGGATTTTTTTGAATGTCTTAACTTTAAATTCAGTATCGTTCATCGAGTTTCTCCTTCAAATAAGTACAAAACAATAATTTAAACATTCATATTTATTTTTTTGAGTTTTTCTTTTTTGGAGCTTTCTCGATATTTTCGATGAATTTCAAGATATCTTTTGTGTTTTTCTCTCCAATTATACTTAAATAAGATTCCATTTCATAATTATTAATATTGAAGAATTGTGCTATCTTATGAGTATTTGGGTCAACATTTTTCTGTTTTAAATAACCAAGGAATCTTTTTCTTTTAGGTTTTATTTTTTTGTGTAAAATTTTATAATGCATTTCTGGTGAAATTGATGATGCAAAACGATTCAGTTTATAAACGAGACTCAAAAATGCATTTTCGTTTGCGAGACATCTATTGATAACGAAAGCACTATATGTTTTTTTTGCCAAATCCCAATCGAGTCTGGTGTTGGACTCAAGAATATTTTTTAAGATATCTCTGAATAAGTCAAGTCTCGGAGATTTGGTTTCGTCAATTTCTTCAGGTTCAGTCTGCTCTTGAACTATTTCATCATCAATAATAAAATTACCATTTTCATCAAATCGCATATTAAGCTCCAGAGTTCATGATTAGGTCAGCACACATTCCAAGAAAGTTTAGATATTTATCTGCAACAAAATTATTCTTATAATTCCAATCTGCCAGCGTAAAAATTAAATTATCGAGAGTGTATGATTTAAACTCATCACATCTTTCCATCAACTTACTATATATGTTTCTATAATCAATGTTTGATAATTCTGCCATTGTGTTACGAATAACTTTTAAATCCTTTGTATCAATGGCACCAATGAGAGTGGTTATTGACTTTTTAGTTATATTAATATTCTTGGTTATTTCACCATAGCTATTATATATTGAATTCAGAACTTGCCAACACTCTCTATAATCTGGAAAATTTTCAACTATAACTTTGAAAACTATTTTTTCATCGTGTTTTATATCTTCCTTTGTAAGAATTGACACAACCCTTTCGGTGAATAGATTTATCATCTCCTGATATTCTTCTGAATCAACTTCAAAATATATTTTCTGAAATCTTGAACGAATTGCGTCAATGAAAGCATACTCATCGTTGGCTGTAAATATAAATCTTGCCACTTCACTAAATTCTTCAATGAAAGACTTCAATGAATTTTGTGCGTCTGGAGTTAAACCATCAGCCTCATCAATGAATACTATTTTTTTGTTACCACCAACAGCTTTATTTTGAACAAATGTGGTTATTCTGCCTCTTATAACATCAATACCTCGCTCCTGTGAGCCGTTTATTTCTAATATACAAGCATCTAACTCGTATGCCAATATTTTTGCAATACTTGTTTTTCCAGTGCCAGGACTTGAAGAACACAGTAAAAGATTAGGAACATTCCCATTTTCAATAAATTTTCTGAAAGTGTTTTTTAATCTTTCTGGTAGAATAATATCATCAAGTGTCGTTGGTCTATACTTTAATGCCCACACATCGTTGAGTGGATTTCCAGCGAAAGAGTTTTCTATTTCCATTTTTTAAATCTCCATATTCAAAAAGTCAAATTATTGAATTATTTTCAAACCATTATTTTTTTCTTTGCCTTCAATTGCTTTTTTTATTTTATCAGCAACTTGTTCATCATTAAGTTCACCTTCTTCAAGAACTATGTTTGAACACGCTTCATTATATGTTTTAACAAATTCTGAACCATATTCTATTTTATCTGGGTCTGTTATTGTGATAAACATATTCATTGGTATGTCAACATCATTCAATTTATTCTCAAATTTTTTTGATAAAAATGCTGGATGTATCGCTGGTGTAATCTGAATGTTTGCACCATTTATGATAATAGAATAAACTCTTTCCAATTTTTCAGTAGATTGATTATATTTACCGATAAAATTTGAATTGTAAGTGTGACCAAGATAGATTTTTCCATGTTCTAATTTACTGTTTTTCATTGTGTTTTTCCTCCAATTTTTTCTTTGTTAGTTTTTTCTTTTGTTGTTCTAACTCAGTTTGTTGTTCTAATAATTTTCTATGTTTTCTTTTCTTCAACTTTTCTTCGATTTTACTATAAGAAAGCCAATTTCCGTTTGGTATTGGTTTTCCAATACCTTTTAATT